TGGCGTTACGGCTGGGCTGGCAAAAATGGCAGCTTTATTCCTGAAAGCAGCACCCCGCGTGCTGCGATGTACAGAACAGATCTTGGGGAAGACAGCCGCTTTGCTGAATCAATGTATAGGATTACTGGTTACAATCCTCCAGAGAGCTACCTTAAACAAAGGCTCCCGTACTACAAAAATTTTATGTCCCTGTTTAATGAAGATGAGTATAACTGGACAAAATAAAAAAGTAGTTTCATCCAATAAAATTGGAACGCCAACACAAAGCGAAACAAAAGCAACCAACCGTCGCATGCACTGGTGACAAATCAGGAAGTATTTGATAGTTGCGTAAAGGATATGCTTTTTATGGGCAAGGCTTGCTTGCCCATGCTTTTTAGTGAGAAAAGTCCAAAGATGCACCGCGAGATAGTGGATCATCTTATGGATCAGAAGAAGGAGCTTCTTAACGTTATTGCTCCACGCGGTCACGCTAAAACAACGCTAACCGCGCAAGTGTATCCGCTGTGGCACATTTTCTGCGAAGACCTGCACAACGGCAAATCACCCAAGCCAAAGTTTGTCCTACTAACATCTAAGAGTAGGCAGTCAGCCGTTAACACGCTGACGACAATCAAAAACATTCTGGAGCACAATAGGCATTTCCACACCATTTTTGGCTACCACGCTAGTCAAAATGCACAAACGTGGAGAGAGGATATTATCCATTTGGATAATGGCTCTGTAATTATGTGTAAGGGCTGGGAGCAACAGATACGCGGTCTGAATATTGACGGCATGCGCCCATCCCTTATTGTTGGTGACGATATTGAAAGTGAGGAAAACACAAAGACACAGGATGCAGTTGACAAAACTTTTAGGCGATTTGTTCAGGCTATTATGCCAGCGCTGGGCAAAGGAGGGCGAGTCATTAATGTTGGTACGCCTTTGGTTCAGAACAGCTTGGTGTTTACTCTTGGCGAAATGGAAGAGTGGACAACGCTACACTATAAAGCAATCTATACAGAAGAGGGAGTGCAAAAGGCTCTCTGGCCTGAAATCTGGCCGCTAGATAAACTGCTCAAAAGAAAGAGGTCGCTTGATGAAATAGGGCGCATCAGTTCGTTTTACCGCGAGTTTATGTGCGAGGTCATTGGTGACGAGGATCAGCTTTTTAATCACAGTTACCTTCGCTACTGGGAAGGGGAACTCAAAACAGATGAAAACAAAAAAAGCTATTTGGTCATCAATGGACGAAATGTTCCTGTCAACTTATTCATGGGAGTTGATCCAGCGTCCACGCTCTCGCGGCGTAGTGACTACACGTGTATCTTTGTTATTGCGATGGACGCAGAAAGGAACGTCTACTGCATTGATTACCTGCGGAAACGCTTAAAGCCTATTGATGTAGCCAATCAGATTATAGACTATTACAGAAAGTATCGCCCAATGAAAAGCCAGATTGAAACGGTTGGGTATCAGTCTATGATTTCAGACTACATAAGAAGAGATAGGGGTATGTATATCCCTGGCCTTGATATAAAAAATAATCCGCGACAAGGAAAAACAGAGCGCCTAGAAGGATTGCAACCAATGTTTGCGCGTGGTAACGTACATCTTAGGAAAAACCACAAGGAAACAAATAACATGGAAGATTTTCAAGATGAACTTCTTATCTTCCCACGAGGAAAGCACGACGATACTATTGATGCTTTCTTTTATGCAATAAAGGGCGCGTTCCCACCTTACCACGACGTTATTTTGTCTGATACGAAAAACAATCGTAAATTGCAAAATAAACGTACCTACGATTGGATGATAGAATGATTGGCGACCACTTTAATCCTAATACACACGAATACGAAAACTTAGAGCAGCCAACGGAAGACACGAGTACAGATCGTGACGTTGAGCTGACAGAAGAATTGTATCAGCACTATTCTGATGCACAGTATGAGTGGTCTACTCGCGGGCGAGAGTCCAAAGATTTTGTTCACAACGTTCAGTTTAGCAAAGAGCAAATTGACGTACTGAACGAACGCGGGCAAGCAGCAACGCCAATCAACGTGTTGTGGCCAGCGATGGAACAAGCCGTTGCTATGCTAACTGCTAACACCCCATCCTTTCAGGCTACCGCAGAGGAAGACTCAGACGTTAAAACAGCAAGTGCAATTAGTGATGTTGTTGCCCACGACTGGTATAAGTCGCATGGAAACGAGCAGCTTAAGATTGCGCTTTTTGACTATTACCAAACTGGGCGCGGCGTAATTCAAACTTACGTTGATCCAGATGCGGATTATGGCAAAGGCGCTGTTAGATTTCGAGCTATTGATTCCTTAATGGTCTACCCAGACCCCAATAGCCGTGACCGCTTATGGCGCGATGCAAGTCACATACTAATCAAAAATCTTATGACGGCAGAGCAGATCCTTGCGATTTGGCCTGACGCAGCGGAGGTTTTGCCAGCAGCAAATACCATTCATGACAATTATGATGAGTTCACTTCTTCTCTTAAAGGTGATGGTGGGTTTACTCGTGGCCGTGTTTACGATAACCACCATAGCCGCTATCAAATTCTTGAGCGCTACACGAAAGTTAGAATTGAGTATCAGCACGTTGCTGAGCGCCCAACTGGAGTTGAGCAAGTGTACCTGCCAGAAGAATTTGAGCAATACCTTGAAACTCCAGCAGTCATTATCGCAATGCCTGACGGAAGCCAGCAGTTCTTCATTGGAGACATGGTACAGTCAGCTCTTCAGCTCTTGGAGCAAGCAGAGCCAACAGAAGACGATCAGATCTATACCATCCCCATTGATGAACAGGGCAACGTTGCCACCATCAAGCTCACAAACAACGCTGAGCTAATTGAGATTGGTCAGATTGTGCGACGCCGCGTATTGCTTGACCGCGTAATGCACATTATTACGATTGGGAATCAATTGTACTGGAAAGGTTACCTGCCAATTAGCCACTACCCACTCACACCTATTCATGGACGCTGGGACCACGATCCCTATCCAATGAGTGACGTTGAGTTTGTAAAGCCTATTCAGGAGTCTGTCAATAAGATCCATAGTCAGATCATAGCCAACCTTGCTAACAGCACCAACGTTAAGGTGTTTGTTCCGCGAGGCTCTGTTGACATGGATAACATTGAGATGGACTTTGCCAAGAGCGGGGCAGCCGTTATTGAGTTTGATGCTGAGATGGGAGTGCCGCAGGTAATCTCGCCACTTGCACCGCCAGCCGCACTCTTTAGTTACGCTGCTGAGTTGCGTATGCAGATTGAGCGTGAGCTTGGTGTTTTCTCCGTACAACAGGGAGATCCAACTGGAGCGCCTAATACGTATCGCGGAACGCTTGCCATTGACGAATACGGCCAGCGACGGATTAAATCCAAGCTTGATGACATTGAATCTGCCTTGTCGCAGGTTGCTCGCGTTGCACTCCAGTTTATGCAATATGCCTACCGCGAAGAGCGAGTAATTCGCTTGCTTCAGGCAAACAATCGCATTAAAGAAACGGTTGTAAACTTCTGGTCTTACGACGACCGCACTGGCGAGGCATTGCGCATTAATGACCTTAGTGCTGGTCAGTACGATGTGCGCATGCTTGCTGGCTCTACGCTGCCGTCTAACCGCTGGGCCCTGCTAGAATACTACATGCAGATGTACCAGATGGGAATCATTGACCAGTCTGAGGTTCTGAAGAAAACAGACATTGTGGATGCGCAGGGAGTTATGGAGCGCATGTCTCTTATCTCGCAGCTTCAACAGCAGGTTCAGATGCTTGCTGAGGAAAACAAACAGCTTAAAGGCGATCTGCAAACGGCAGACCGCGAATCTATCAGCGCTCGTCAACGCGTTAGTGTTGCAAAAGCAGACGCTGATATGCACAAGATTGTGTCAGACGCTCAAGCGGCTGCACAAATTTATAAAGCTCAAGCAAGAATGGAATCTAAAAATTCTGATTCTTGATATGAGTTTTATTGATCGTTATATTTAAAACAAACATTGCAAACATAATGGCATTATCAAACGAAACTGAAAGCGCTTATGAAGATGTGATGGAAGCAGAGTCAAGCGACCCGTTTGCTGATCTTTTTCCAGAAATATCTTCTGAAGACCAAGCGTTTTCCGCTCCAGATGAAGGGGTTCCGCAGCAGCAGGTAGCCGAAGAGCAACCTGAGCAGCAAATCTCTAATGAAGAGCAACGTGTTCGAGATTGGCAAGCCAAGTTTGACAAGCTGCAAGGTGAGTTTGATTCGTACAAGACACAAGCAGAAGACGTAAATAAGTTATGGTCCTATGTCCAAACTGATCCGCGTCTAGCACAAGAAGTGTTTTCTACGGTCGAGCGGTCACTTTCTGGCGAGGGTTCCAGCGCGGAAGCGGCTGAATCCAAGAATGAGCCACAGGAGCCAGCACAACCAGAAAAGCCGTCTGATTACAGCGACCATGATGCCTACATGGAGCCAGATAGCCAATCCTTTAAGTATCGTCTTGCTATGGAGCAGTACCGCTCCGAATACGCAGACTACAAAATGGAACGGCGTATGGCAGAAATGCAGGGACTGGTAGCACCAATCTATCAGGCTTTTGAGCAAGAAAAAGTGCAAATGGAGCAAAAAGCTCAATTGCGCGAAATACAAACAACGTTTACGGAATCTGGTTTATCAGATGAAGAAGCAAACGTAGTTACTAATTGGGCAGCGGGTTATCAGGTAACGCCTGACGACATAGTTACGTTGTACAAGCTTAAAAACGGTGCTGTTCCACAAATGCCACAGGCACAATCCGCAGCTCCTGACAAGCTTGAGCAGCGCAATAAAGCGCTTAACTTTCCAGTCCCCTCCACAACGGCAGGTGGGCAGAAAGAAGCACCGCGCACAGTAGAAGCATCTATGTTTGACGAAATTCTTTCATTTGATAGGTCAGCTAATCCGTTTACTTAACCTAATAGGTAAACAACAATGGCTGAATACTCTACGCAAGGCTCGGCGGTTCAGGGAGTAAGCATTGACAACAACCGTCGAATTTTCAATTTCGGCGAGCGTGTTGCTGAGCTGGCTCCCATCGAATCTCCGTTCTTCACCTACCTCAAAGGGGTAGCAAACAAACCAACTGATGATCCTGTCTTCAAAATGCTTGAAGAGCGTCATCAGTGGCAGCGTCGTAGTGCCAAAATCAAAGGCGCTATTGCTTCTAAGACATACACCAACGGGGCTCAGGAATTAGACCTTGGTCTGGTTGATTCTGACTACGACGTTTACGGACGCGAAGTTGGTACTCCCGTAGCACCCCAGTTTGTCCTTGAGGGACAGATCATTGCCGTAGCTGATACTACTGGCACTGTTCGCAACTTCAAGGTTTCTGGTACGCCTGACCTTACCGCAAGCGGTAGTACGGCTGCTGAGCTGGATCTTACGCCTCTATTCTCTGCTACGTGTGCATTTGCAGACGATGCAGCTGTTGAGATCGTAGGCTCTGCTTTTGCTGAAGCCACTGGCGCTCCCTCTGCATGGAAGGACGAGCTGTACGACCGCGAAGGATACTGCCAGATCTTTAAGACGGCAGTACCTGTATTCTCTGGTACGGCACTCGCTACTCGCTACCGTGGTCGCCCAGACGAGTTCAAGCGCGTATACGCCAAGAAACTCAAAGAGCACAAAGCTGACATTGAGAAAGCTATGCTCTTTGGCCTTGGTCGCTCTGACGAGTCTGCATCTGGCCCCGAGCGTCACACGCATGGTATCGTACCTTACACGGAAGCTAACGGTCAGGTTTTCAACTTCACCTACTCGTCCTCTGCTTGGGATGACTTCCTTGACACAACGGAAACGTTCTTCTCGCCTGAGTCTGGAAACAGCGGTAACAAGCTGGTTCTGGCTTCGCGGAAAGTGCTTACGTGGCTTAACAAGCTTGGCACTGGCTCCTTCCTGAATAACACGGTTGGAT